GTTGCGGCCGATCCCCAGCACGGCTTGCAGCAGCTTCCGCTTTTCCAAGTCGGTGGCGTTGCCCTGGTGCTTGCCGATGCGGATGGGGAGGCCCCAGATTTCGAGCAATTCAGCCAGGTCCCGGATGGAGTAATTCGCGAACAGGTACGGCCAGGCGAGCGACCGCACCAAGCCGATCCGGGCCAGATGGCCGGACCGCGCCCGATGCCGATGCAGAATCCAGGACCCCGGCCGGAGTCGGAGCCCGTCCGCTGATCCATCCCGCAGGCGCAGCTTGGTGCGGGTCTCCTGGTCGAGACGAAACCACGTCGGCGGCCGCTGCTCGATGGCTGCGGGCAGCCAGCGTCCGCCTTCGTGCGCCCAGGTGATTTCTTGCGCGCTGAAGCCGTGGCCCATGGCGTCGGCGCAGCCCATGATGACCGAATCGAGCGTCGCGGGCTCCTGCTCGTCATCGTCCAGGCCGGCAATGCCGATACCCGACAGGTGGCCGTCAAAAATATCGTTGAGGTAATCCGCGGCCTTTTTCTCGCGCCGGTTCGCGTCGTCCGGCGGGATAAACCGCCTGTCGAGCGTGAGCAGGGCTCGCTCGCGTCGGCCCATTTCGGCGTCGCAGTGGCCCCATTTTTCGCGGATGTCCTGCCACAGTTCGGCCTGATCGGTAATCTCGCCGGTCTCGGCCCGTTGCAATAGTGCCGCCAACCGGGCCGGGGTCAGGCCGCGGGAGGGATGGCCGGCGAACTCGCGGGGCAGATACGCCAGGCGCGGGTCGCCGCTTTGGGGCTCAGCGAGGCTGCGACTCTCGATGGGGTTGCCGTAGAGATCGACGATCATAACTGTGCGGCCTCTCGAAATGCCTGATCCAGAGCTTCGCCCGACAGCCCCAACAGAGCGCCGATGCCTTGTGTTGCGGGGTCGGCGCGATCGACTACAAGGCCACGCCGGAACTTGATCAACACGACTTCTCGCTCCGCAGCATCTAGGATCGCCGACGTGATCGCGGCTTCGATGTCCGATTCCGAGAGGCCTCGGTTCAACAGCAGCCAGATGCGGAGCTGCGCCGGGGTGATGGTTTCCGGCACCGGCTCGGCGGGCGGGGTTGGCTCGGGGCGAGTGAACGACTGGCCGTCGTAGTCGTCGCCGATCCCAGCATATTCAGACGCCACCCACGGCGCGCCGGGATCGTCAGCCCAGATCGCGACGTTGACGACTCTGTTGTCCTCGATCTTCGCGTACCTCACAAGAGCCCCCAAATTATCGCGAACCCGTCCCCGCCGGCGCCGCTCTGTGTCCCGGTGTTCGTCGCTCCGCCGCCGCCGCCAGGCGTAGAGCCGGCAGTCCCTGAACTGGCAACTGAGCCGGCACCGCCCGCTCCCGCGAATTTCGAAGTGCCGCCAGCCCCACCGTTGGAACCGCCGCCACCACCACCACCATACACAGAAGCTCCGCCGGCGACCGAGGAGGCGCCGCCACCCCCACCGCCCCACCCTGCCGTACCCGCAGCTAGACCGCCATCCCGCGATGCCCCGCTGCCGCCACCGAGACCGGGGTTGCCGACTCTGGCGCTGGTTGCGGTAGTGCTGATCGGCTCACCGCCAAGGCCGATAGTTGTCGCTGCCGCAGGCCCCGTGCCGCCAGCGGAGAGTGCGCCGCCGCCGCCGCCGCCTGCCGCCCCCGCCGCCGCAGAGCCACCGCCAGCGCCGCCGCCGTAAGCTGTCAGAAATGACCCGATTGTGGTGTTTCCGCCGGGGTTGCCGGGGCTGCCAGTCGTAGCCTGCGCTGACCCACCGGCGCCTATAGTGATAGTAACGTCAGCGGTCCCGACAGTCGCCGCGGAAAGAATCGTTGGCGGCGTAGTGTATCCGCCGCCCCCGCCCCCGGCGTTGAGCCCGGAGGCCCCTTTGCCGCCCGAACCGCCGCCACCCCCGCCCTGCATCCCGAAATCCGGGTAACCGGGCGGAGGAACCCACGTTCCGCCAGCCGCCCACGAAATTACAAACGGGCGGAGAGCGATCGATTGAATCGCCGAGCCATCAGACCAGAACCGCCGATGCTCGTTAGAATAGATTCGGTATGATGACCGCCCGTCAATCGTGCCGCTGGCCGGGGTGACTGTGCCGTATGACGGCCCGGCATTGATAACCTCGATCCACCAGCCCGCCCCGGCGGCAGATGGAGTCGGGAACGTCAATGCTACGGATGACGACCCGGTGAGCCGGAATTGCCTGGCTGTATCGCCGGCAGCGAACGTCTTGTCGGCCGCAACATCCTCGAACGCGGCATAGGCGCCGCCTCCGCCGCTACTTGTCGCGCTAAGGCTCCCCTCGGCTAGAGACAGCCCCGCGCCTACAGAAATTTCCTCGATTGCGCCTGTCCCGGCCGTAGTTCGGCCAAGCAGGCGGGCCGTCGCCATGGTTAGGCCGGAGCCAGTGGCTGCGCCGGGAGCGACGTAGTCAGTTCCTGGGGCGGCTGTAGCAAGGGCCGAGGATACGGACTTGACGATCCCGGCAGTCAGCGTGCTGGCTGTCAATGTGCTGACGCTGTTCGGGCCGGCGGGGCCTTGTGCCCCGGTCGCGCCAATAGGCCCAGCGGCCCCAGCGGCTCCATCAGCGCCAGCAGGGCCTTGTGGCCCAGTTGGCCCCGTGCTGCCTGCCGGTCCCTGTGGAATCGAGAAATCGAAAACAGCAGCCGACGATGATCCGGAGTTTGTGATGGTGACAAAGGAACCAGCCGCGCCGGTTGCGACGGTCCCCACGGCAATCGTCGCTGCGGCCCCGGCCGCGCCAGCGCTTCCGGCGGGTCCGGCCGGACCCTGGATGCCCTGGATGCCCTGGGTGCCCGCGGGGCCAGCAGGCCCGGCGGGTCCGGTTGGCCCCGCCGGGCCGACCGCTTCGACCCATGCGCCGGACTGCCGACCGAAAGGCCCGCCGGTCAGCGGCGCTTCGGGGATGCCGGAGCCGGGCGGGACGGACACCCACACCGGCGCCCCGTTGAGCGTAACCATGGCCCACCCATCCGGAACGCCATCCGCCGGGGGGACGAGCCGAGCGTCGGGCACGTTCTGCCCGCCGAGGCTCACCGTCACTGTGTATTCAATCGGCGCCGTTTGGATGATGACGGAATAGTCGGTCATGCCCGGCTTACGTCCGCTTCCACGGGCAGGATCGCGGCAAATACCGTCCGCACCGTGTCATCCGCCAGGGTGATTTGCACGTCGAGCACATATTCGCCGGATTCGACGGCCAACACCCTCGGCAAAATCGTGACGGTCGCCGCGGAGATGGTGATCGTCGCCGGGGCGTCATCTGATGACCACTGCGCGACGACGGGCAGGTCCGGTTTTTTCCGCAATTGCACCAGCACCGCGGCGCCGGTCAAATCGAGCGGGCCATCGGGCGTAGAGACGGAAACCGTAAATCCATTCCATGTATCGCCGCGCCGGTGGGCCGGCATTTTCTGATAAACAAGCGTCATGACGAAACCCGATCGATGTAGTTGCTCATCTCCAGCCTCGCGATGTCACCCCGCGTGGCCGCGTACCGGTTCAGTTCCTGCTCTCGCCGCTCTTTCGGCAGGCCCCGCAGATACCGGGCGGCTTGCTTGAAGCGGCGGTGACACGCTTCGATCTCGCTCGCCCAGCGCGCTTCTTTCGCGAGGAATGCGGGGTCGTCGGCGTGGCCGATGTTCGGGCTGTTCATCCGAATGCCGCCCGGATGATATGCAGTAGCCAGACGTAGCCGCCCAGCAGCGCCGCCAGACCCAGACCTAGCCAAAGCCACAGCCCTTTCACCACGCGCCCTCGGGTTCCAGCACTCGGTCGTCTTCGGTCGGGTCCGGCGCGAAATCCCGCCCGGCGTCGGTTTTCCCGTCCCAGCCGGCGCGCTTATCGGGTAGCGGCAGATAGTCAATCTCGCCCACATCCATGCGAGCGGCATAGTCGGCGAGCATTCCGGCGATGGCGGAATCGCCGTGGCGGTCGCCTTTTTTGTTCGTCTTGCCCTCGGGGACTCTCGGCACTCCGCGCACCAGCTTGACCGCGCGGTGATCTTCCAGGATGTCGTCGGACTCGGGGATTTCAATCAGCCGATCTTCAAACAGCGCCTTGTACTTCGGGAAGTTGTCCCGGTAGAAGGCCTCGGTGAATTTGACGGGCTCCACCCGGCTGCCGAATTCGTCGGCGGCGGCTTCGGCGATGCTGGCGCCGTTGCCGGTCGCGTCCAGGGCCATGCCGCCGAGACGTGGCAGGGCGTGGCCGATCGCGAATAGGACCTGCTCTTGCTGGCGGAATGGCACGTTATGCAACTCGACGGCGAAGGGCACCCGGCGGCGGGTGGCGTCGATCTCCATCGGGACCATGGCCGTCATGTCGCCGGATCGCGCAAAGTCCATCCCGAAGGAGTGCCGCCGCGCTTCGTTCAACAGCGGAAAAACCGGGGCCAGATGCTCGGCGATCCAATCGTCCATCACTTTCCGCCGGGTCGGCTCGGGGGCGAAATTGAAATCCCGGTCCCCGTCGAACCGGATAACGGGCGCGGGCCTCATGCAGGCTTCGACGATCGCGCGGGCGAAATAGCCGGCCCCGCCGTAGGCCGGGACACAGAAAAGCTCCTCGTCTTCGTTCGGCCGGTAGCGCTTGATGAGCTGTTCGCGCCATTCGGCTTCCTTGGCCGCGGTCCAGACCTGCCCGGAGACCTGGCAAATGCGCTTGTAGAGCCCGTCGGCCAGGGCATCGTCGAGCGTGATCCGGTGCAGCGAATAATCGTAGCGCCCGGCGCGGATGTCGTTGCAGAGCCCGGCGAACGGGTTGTCGTCGCCGTTGTGGGTGCTGAGGATGTGAATCTCCCCGCCCCACATCGTCATCGCCATGGCTGCTTTCAGCAGTTCGGCCAGGTCGTCAACGAATGCGGCCTCGTCGATGACCAGGCGGTCTTTCGGCCGGCCTTTGCTGCGCAGGTTGCGGGGGTTGCTACTGAAGGCGTGGACGTGCTTGCCGCTGGCGAAATCGATGGTGTAGGTGAAGATCGATTTATCCGGATTATTTGGGTCCGTAAACATCGATTCACCGATTTCCGAAGTCCCGGCCCCGAATTTCTTCGCCCAGTCCGCGCAGTCGCTGATAAATCCTTGCGTCATCTCCTTGTCGAAGGAGATGTAATAGACGTTGCCGCCATTCGCGGCCGAAGCGTGAAGGACCGAATCCGCCGCCTCGTCGTAGCTCATGCCGATCCGGCGGCTCTTCTCGCAGACCTTGACCGGAGCCGGGTCGTTATTCCAGCGGATTTGATAGCCTAGGAGGAGGGGTTCGGGGGTCATTCGCCGACCTCGTTGCCGAATGCCTGGAAACCCGGCCGCTCTTGCCGGGCGAAAATATCGAGGCGCGGGGCGGGGGAAAGCTCGGCAATCATCTGGTAAGCCTCTGCCGGCTTTTCACTATGCCGCTTCGGCTTCGGCCACGTCTGAATCTGGCGCGGGCAGCGTTTTGGCTCGACTAGAGGGGCGCCACGGCGGCCGAACCAGTACAGGAATTCCGCCTGGCTGCGGACATGCCGACCCAACCCGAGCCCTGGTTTGTGCCAGATGAACACCCCGCGGAATTTGAACGCCCACGACTGGACCAGCAACATGGCGTCGCCCAGGCTTCGGCTGGTGGCCCAGATGAAAAGCTGCGCGTCGTCGGCGGCCAGTTCACGCACATTCAGCGCCGCGACTTGAATTCCCGTCATCGTCGCGTAGGGGATCAATGACAGCTTCATTTCGCCGCTCCCTTGCGAATCGAACGCCGGCACTTCGCCGGGGCCGGGCCACGGCGGGTCAATGACGATGGTGCGGAATCCGCCATCAGGCACACTCATTCCCTGGCCCCTGGCCCCTGGCCCGCCATCACATCGCCTCCTGAATCGCCGCCCGAATGGCGGCGATGCCTTCGGGGGACACCCCGGCTTTCTTCGCGGCGGTTTCGGCAGCAGTGTCGGCTTGCTTGAGCTTCTCGTTCAGCGCGGCCTGCCAGTCCGCGCGCTTGATGCCGGCGAGGTTCAGGTCGGCCACGCCCTTGACGATCTTTGAATGGACCATCGCGAGCTTCATCACCAGGCCGGCGGCATCGGCTTTGCTGTCGGGATCGTCGGTGTCGCGGAGGTCATCGACCAGGTTTTCGACTTCGCGCAGGGCCAATTGCACGCGCAACAGCCCGTCCGAGGCGAGCATCTCGTTGGCCTTGAGGATCGCCCCGTCGTCCTGCTTGTTCGCCACTAGGACGGCGGCCAGCGCGCTGGTCTGCTCCGCGTCCTGCCACGCTTGTTGAAACCGCTGCTTGGTCTTGGCGTTGAACCGGCCAACCGCCGCCCGCGATATTTCGTAGCCGCGTTCGGTCAGCCATGCCGTCCACCCGTCGATATCGCCCCAGCCGGAGCCCTTGAGCCCGGCGGCGAGTTCGAGCCGCACGGCTTCGGGCAGGGTGTCGATCACGGCGACTTTACCCATGCCTTACTCCGGCAACGGCCGAGCCACGCCCGGATAGTTCGCCAGCCCCTTGGCGGCTTCCAGCCCCGGCGCGGTGAGCTTGGCGGCCGTGCCCTCGGCCAACAACAGACACAGGCCCAGGTCGCGGAGCATCACCAGGTCGCCGATGAGCGCGGTTTGGCTGATGGCGGTGAAAAACAGCGCGGCGAGGTGGGCCTGGATTTCCGAGGCTTCCATCATGTAGCCGGGCGTGTCGGCGAGGATTTGCAGGATATGCAGCCGCCGCCGCTCTTTCATGCCTCTCGCAATGTCGTCGCCCATGTTCACTGATTGATACCCCGCTGTAGGATCAGATTCGTGATATCCCGCTGCCCGCCTTCGAGCGCGCGGAGCGTGGACTTGATGCCGGCAACGTCCGCCTCGGTCTTGCGGGCAACGGTGTAAAGCTCATTGAGGTCCGCTTTTGTCAGGGCGTGGCGGACCACTTCCTCCTGTTTGGTGAGCCGGTTTTCGTGCTCCTGCAGCCACGTGACGGCGCGGGTTTCAACGCGGCGGATGGCTTCGGACGTGGCCTTGCCGCGCTGGCCGATGGTCAACGCCACATTCCACAGCAGCGACAGCCCGCCAAGGACCGCCCCCGCCCATTGCCCAGCCGTGCCGATGTCCATGCCGCCCATTAGCCTTGTCTCCGCTGGAATTGCTCGTAATCGCGCTGGCACTCTTCGTGCCGCGTTGCCGTGGGCACGGCTTGCAGGCGCTCGGGCTCGATCGGCTCGAAGCACCAGATACAAACAACCTGGCCGTCGGCGTCAATGACCTGGTCTTCGCCGATCTCGACCCTCGCCAAATGGGCGCGGATTGCCACGTCGCGGCCAAGCTGGGCTACGTCGGCGGCGATGTCGCCCTCGTCTCGGGGCTCGCCCAGGGGCTCGGCAATGGGCCAGCTCACGCGCCCTCTGCTCGGTGTTCGGCGACCCACGCCAGCAGTTCGTCGCCGGTCAGGTTGGGTAGTTGCTTGCAGGGACGGTCGCCGTATTCCCGAGCCAGTTCCCACGCGCCCAAGGCAGCCGCCGCGGCTTCCGGCGTCGGTTCGATCTGCGTCAACGCCTGCGCGGCCAGCGCGCCGTTCCGGGCGACTTTCGCGCCGAGCGTGCCGACACTGAGGGACGCCAAAGCCTGCCAAATCGCATTGATTGCGTCCGGCCCGGATTGGTTGCCGATGGCCCAATTGACGAGCGCCGTCAGCACGCCGAGGGCGGCAAGAAGCTGCGTCCTGCGACCAACGAGGAAACCCCCGGAGAGGTAATAAATGACTTTATCCATCGAAGCTCCGTTGAGCGGCGCCGCGATTGGCGCGATGGAAATTTTAAGATTCAGGACGTGCCGACAGAAACGGTGCAGCGATGCACCGGCCGGCTAGAGGAAGGAAAAGAGATCGGGGGGAGGGGGCGAGTCTTCGGCCTCGGAGGCGCGAGTCTTGGCGTTAAAGATCGTCCGGCGGGAAACGCCGAACTGCTGAACCAGTTGATTGGTCGTGGCCTCCTTCGCCGCGGCAAGAATAGCCGCATCCCGCGCGGCTTGTAAAGCCTCCGAGCAGCCGGGCACATCAACCCATTCGCGGAACCGCTCATCCCGCAGCCAATCGGCCAGGCGCTGCGCGTTGTCCTGGCCTATGGCCTGGCTGATAGGATGCTCCGCCGCCGGCCGCGCCGGCACATACAGACGCTGATACCGCCAGCGGCGGACCAGCACCACCGTGGCATCCAGCCCGAGCAGCTCCACCAAGTCGCGCGCCAGCGGCGGCAACCGGTCGAGATGAAGCGACTCGAGTACGGCCATCACGCACTCCGGCGGACGGCTTTGGGCGCGGCGGGAACCCAGCGCAGAAGCTGGGCACGATCCTCCCGGCCGCAATGCGGGCAATACAGCGGCTTGCCCCAGATGACGGATTGCACGGCGGTCGCGAGCAGCGGCAGCCGGTGGCCTTCTTCGCACTCCAGATGACCGGCGCCGATCTCCCGCGCCAGCCATTTCTTGAGCCGTTCGATGTTGGCCCACCATTTCTTCGGGGTGAAGGATTGCAGAAGGGCGGTCACGTTGCTGTCCCGGGTATTGCTGGCCCACGAACAGAGGGCGGATTCGCTGCTGTCGCGGATGATGCCGAGTTCCGCCCCGCGCAGCCACAGCGCCCGGAGCTTCTTCGCTTCCGCTTCGGAGGCGATCACCCGCCCGCCGCCGGGCCGGGTGAGCTTGGCGCCCGCCGCGACCAGCCGATCGCGAACCGCCGTCAGTTCGGTTAAGGTCATGTCCTTCCTGGATGCCTTGCCGGTGACTTCCTTGCACAGATGCCTCAAAGCCTCCTCGTCCATGTTGATCTGCTTGGCCAGTAGGCTGGTGGCGGCCAGCCGGGAGCGCCGGGTCGGGTCGGCGGCGTTCATGACCAGCTCCCGGCCCGGCGGTGGCTGGGGCCTGGCGCCGATTCCGGCCCGCGCTTGAACCGGCGCGGCTCGTCCTTGAGCGCGATCTGGACGGTGCCGAGCGGGAGATTGAGCCGC